AGCTGTAAACCAGACCGCGTTAGCGCGGGCCTTTGCAAAGCACCGCACAGCATCCACCAGCCCCACGCAGGCCGATGCCGTGAGTGTGGAGGCCGCCTATCGAGAGGGCCATACGGCGGGTAGAATTGGTGCTTCCTATTTTTTTGATGAGGATAGCGATTGGCATGAAAGTAAAGCACTGGCTGACCTCACCGCCATGAACACCAGCCGGGAACGATGCCCATATTGTGATGGGACTGGTGACGTTCACCGCACTGACGGGGAATGGCTCGGTGAATGCGATTGTGAGAAGCTTCCCAAGCCAGCCAGCCGGGATGCTGAGGTGGAGCGGCTTGCACTAAAACATATCGTTGACGCCGATCCCAGCCCTAAGTCAGATCAGAGTTTAGCACACGAGTTCTCGCTCGTTGCCCGCCAAGCACTAGTTGAGGGAGAACCCCACATGGATTTCCCGCAGACCTCAGGCTTGACACGCAAACAGGGGTAGTTTACACCTCGACCCCGGCAGTCCTCCTGACTGACAAAAGAAGCACCCTCGGCCCCAACCCGAGGGTGCTTTTTTATTTGCATTTTGTGCTTGCATAAAGTGTTTGCTTGTGACAGATGGTGTTCTGTCAAGACTGACACCCACCAAGGAGGATTTTATGCCCGTCTCTATTACATTCAGCGCGGACACGTCCGCAGAGTTGCATTCTTCTATCGCCGCTTTCGTGGTCGCGTCCGGCACCACTGTTGCCGCGGCTACCCCCACCAAGGAACAGAAGCCTGCCAAGGTCAAGGACGAACCCGCTGCCCCTGTCAAAGAGGCTGAGCCTGCCGCCGAAGAACCGAACCTGATCGACGAGCCAGAGGTATCCATCGTAGAGGTGAAGGCCGCGGCCACTGCCTACCAACAGAAGAACGGGCGCGACGCGCTTGCCGCTGCGCTCAAGAAGTTCGGCGCGACCGCCGGGGTTTCGACCATACCGGCGGACCAGTTCGCCGCCTTTGTTGCGCATTGCCACGGCGACTGATATAAGAGCCGTTCCGCACCAACTCCAGATTTTAAGGAAAGCATCGTGTTAGACAATTTCAATGCCAAGCGCAAAGTGAACGCCGTTGTCGGCCGCCTGCGCGAACTGCCCACTGCTGAGCTTATCACGCTGCACAACATCATCGCCCAGCTCGCTGCTGGTACGATTGACCCGCAGCACGTCGCGCAGGCTAAGCAGTACATCAAGGACTGTGGTTCGGCCCTCGATCTGGCCGAACCGAAGCACGACTATGTGCCGGAGAGCACTTACATTCCGTCACACGTTAGCGTGTAACCGGGGCGCTGGGGTTTCGACCCCAGCGTTCAGTTGAGGGTTGGTCGCCGCGCTTCTGTCTTGGGGACAGCACGTTGGCCAACGGGCGAGGTTCTGGCCCTTGAGCCAGTAGATCAACCCTCAACTGAACGACTGTCTACAGGAGGACAACATGACATCCCTTGCTCGTAAACTCAACCGCGCAGCCAAACGGCGCAATGGCCTTGTTCCTGATAGGGACAAGCCTTGGCTTGTCGATATCCACGATACTTTCTACCGGGTGCTTCACCCTACTCGCGGCTGGCGGTGCATCAGCAACAAGCGCGTCTGGGCACAGCATCGGATGGCCCGCTAAGTTTCACCACAGGAGGACAATATGGTTACGAGAAAGACCCCAGCTAAAGACCCCACACCGAAAGAGGCATCACCCCCGGCGGGGACTGTCACCATCCGCGACTGCCGCGTCATCAACAAGGGCAACAAGCACCAGACGCAGGCGATTGTCGCACTGGCCGACGCCGTAGCGGCAAATGCTCGCGCGCTGGAGGCTATCGCCCGCAACGCCGGTGCGCAGATGGGCACTGGCATCCACATTCAGATGCCTGACAAACATGGCTACTGATATAAAGCCGAAGACCCATGCGGTGCTCGGCCCTTCTGGGGCCGACCGCTGGGCAACATGCCCCGGCTCGGTGGTTCTGGAGGAAGGCAAGCCCGACCAGCCGACCATCTACGCCGCTTGGGGCACCGTAGCGCACGAGCTGGCCGAATATTGTCTGTGGGATGAGCTGGCCGAGGTGCCTTATCCCGAGCCGCTCAACGCGGAGAGCTTCGTCGGCCGTAGGTTCGCCAACGTGGACGGCTTCGACATTGAAGTTGATATGGAGATGGCCGATTGCGTCAACACCTATACGGCGACCGTGCACCAATACGTTGACCTCAAGGCTGGACACACCCTGCTCGTCGAGCAGAGCCTGAGCGTAGAGCACATCACAGGCGAAGCTGGGGCCATCGGCACCGGCGACGTGGTAGGGTTGTGTGACGACGAGATCGTCGTCATCGACTTGAAGAGCGGGATGCGGCTTGTCCACGCTGACGGAAGCCGCCAGTGCACCATGTACGGCCACGCGGCCTTGCTGGAGCACGACATCATCAGCGGCCCGTTCAAGACCGTGCGCAACGTCATCGTCCAGCCGCGCAAGAACCACCTCTCGGAAGAGGCGGTGACGGTCGAGGAGCTGGAGGGGCGGGTTGCGGACCTCCAGTTCGCTGCCGAGGCTGTCGATGACGCGCGCGCCGCTGCGCTTAAGTACTCAACCACAGACAAAGGCTGGGCGGAAGCGTACCTCTTCCCGTCCGAAAAGGCTTGTGTCTATTGCAAGGCCAAGGCCACTTGCCCGGCGCTGCAAGGTGAGGTGCTGCGCACCGTGACCGCAGGCGCTGCGGACAGCGCCGACTTCCCCGATCTGTCTGCGGAGCCACAGGCTTTGCCCAAGGCGCTGGCGGCACACACACCGCTCACCGCTGATCTGGAGGCCGAGCAACTGTCGGCAGCCATGCGCGCGATCCCCTTCATTGAGGGCTGGATCAAGGGCATACGCGCCGAGGTCGAGCGCCGCCTGTTCGCCGACGAGCCTATCCCCGGTTGGGGGTTGTTCCTAGGCAAGCAAGGCAACCGCAAATGGACCGACGCCGGGGAGGCGGAAGCCGAACTCAAGGCGTCCCGGCTCAAGCTCGACGAGATGTACACCAAGAGCATCATTTCGCCGACTGCGGCCGAGAAGCTGCTCAAGGAGGATCGGCCGCGCATCTGGGCGAAGATGCAGAAGTTCATCACGCGCGCCGAGGGTGGCGCTACGGTGGACAAGGCCGATTGCGGGCGCGAGCCGTACACAGCGGCAACCGCCGAGGTCGAGGACTTCCCCGACCTGAGCACAGAAGATGACCCGCTGTTGCAATGAGCAAGGGGTACGAGAAACGAAACGGTTTCTTGCCGGATGACGCCGCTCGGCGGTTGATTGCGGCAAGCAAGCAAGGGACGCCGGGGAGCCTCACCCGCGCGAAAGCAATCGACCGGGTGTATGCCTATATCGAGTGTTATTATCCTGAATATCTGAGGCGTGGACAGTAGAAAGTGGAAATGGAATATGGTTCAAGTTGTTATTATGGACAGTGTGAAGCACCCGGTTCGTCTGGCCTTCGCACAAAATCTCTTCGAGAAAGGGTCGATCAACGGGGGTAAGCTCCAGCATAGCTGGAAGCTCATTCTCGATAAGGACCACCCGGCGATCAAGGACATCGAAGCGGCCGAGGCGGCTGTAGCCAAGGAGAAGTGGGGGGCCAAGGCCGAAGCCCAGCTCAAGGCTATTCGGCTCTCCGGCGACGGTGTGCTGCACGACGGCGACCGGAAGCCAGAATGGGATGGCTTCGAGGGCAAGATGTACGTCAACACCAACACGGACAAGCGCCCGACCATCCTCGACCGCGACCGCACGCCGTTGGTGCAGGCCGATGGCAAGCCCTACAGCGGCTGCTATGTGGTCGGCATCATCGACGTGTGGGCGCAGGACAATGGCTACGGCAAGAAGATCAACGCGACCGGCACAGGCGTGCAGTTCTCGCGTGATGGTGACAGCTTTGCCGCTGGTGCTGCGCCTGCCGACGCCGAGGCGTTCCCTGATCTTGGCGTAGCCGAGGATGAGAACGACCCGCTGCTCGACTAAGAGCAGGGTCTAGGGGAGCGGGCTGCGAACGCGGCCTTGACGCGAAATGCTAGGGTCGGCGCCGTCCAGACGGCTTGACTAAGCGCCCGCTCCCCGCACTTTTCAGGAGGACAAGATTATGCGTATCGACGCACCTAGTGTTCGCGACGAGCACGAAGCACTGCACTTGATGGCCTACCATCTGAAAATGGCTGCGGCTCTTTTTGAAGCAACACCGGAGGTGTTCCCGCACTCCCTCTTCCACGGCGAGTTCAGCGAAAGCGCTATGCTGGCGTGGACCGCTGCGATGGAAGCGCTCTACCCGAAAGAAGAGGGCTGGCCGATGAACCTTTTCCATGAGATACCAGACGCGCAGGCGATCCTCCGGTGCAAGGGCGGCGTGTTCAAACAGAGCAAGGTTTACCGGCGGGGCGCACAAAAGTACGTCGCCGCACGCGGCGGCTTCGTGCGCATCTGCGCCAAGTTCGGAGATTACTGGCCGACCAGCAGCCCCGATGTAACCGTCGTGGATATGACGTGAAACGCGAGTTGCTGATCGACAGCGAGACGTTCTCGCCGACGCCGATCAAGCACGGCACCCATCGCTACGCCGAGCGCGCCGAGGTCATGATCGTGTCCTACGCGATCGACGATCCGATGATGGGTGAGGAGGGTCCGATCAATATCGTCGATCTCGCGAACGGTGATGCTTTGCCCGACGATCTGATCGAGGCTCTGGACGACCCGGAGGTTATCATCGTCGGGCATAATTTCTCAATGTTCGACCGCACGGTCATCCGTCACGCCCTAGGCCGGGAGATACCTGTCGAACGGATCGAGGATACTATGATCCAAGCGCAAAGCCACGGCCTCCCCGGTGGCCTCGACAAACTGTGCTCGATCTTCAAAGTGCCGGAGGAGCTAGCCAAGCACCAAGGCGGGCGCTCGCTGATCCAGCTATTCTGCGTGCCGCGCCCGAAGAACAGCGCGCTACGCCGTGCGACCAAGGCCACGCACCCGGTCGAGTGGGAGCGCTTCTTGCGCTATGCCGGGGGTGATATCTCGTCGATGCGTTATCTGCGCAAGGTCATGCCCCGGTGGAACTACCCCGGCAAGCCCAAGGGCAACCAGCAACACTCGGATGAGTACCGGCTGTGGCTGCTCGACCAGACAATCAACGACCGAGGGTTTGCTGTTGACCTCGACCTCGCGGAGAGCGCGGTCAACATGGTGACGCGCCACAAGAAGCACATGGCCTCGCGCTGCGTCACCCTGACCGAGGGCGAGGTCAAGGCCGCGACACAGCGCGACGCCTTGCTGACGCACTTGCTCATGGAGTACGGCGTCACCCTGCCGGACATGCAGAAGTCGACGCTCGAACGCCGGTTGCAGGACGAGGAATTGCCGTGGCCTGTGCGCGAGCTGATCGCGCTGCGGCTCGAAGCCTCCGGCACTTCGCAATCGAAGTACCAGACCCTGCTCAACGGCGTGTCCGACGACGGGCGGCTCCGTGGCACTCTCGCTTTCTGCGGTGCGGCCCGCACCGGGCGCTGGGCTGGGAGGCTATTCCAGCCCCAGAACCTCCCCAGACCGAACATGAAAGCCGACGAGATTGAGGAGCACATAACGCTCATCAAGAGCGACGCGGGCGACCTGTTGCTCGACGAGCCTATGCGCTCGGCGTCGAACGCGATCCGGGGGTGCATCGTTGCGCAGCCGGGGCACAAACTGGTGGTCGCCGATCTTGCCAACATCGAAGGCCGGGTCGCCGCGTGGCTCGCGGGCGAGGATTGGAAACTCAAGGCGTTCCGCGAGTATGACGCCGGTATCGGTCCTGATCTCTACAAGGTGGCCTACGGCAAGGCGTTCAACGTCGACCCGAACTTCGACCACAAGACGATTGAGGGCTATCTCGAACGGCAAATCGGCAAGGTCATGGAGTTGATGCTCCAGTACGAGGGCGGCGTGGGCGCGTTCATTACCGGGGCCATGACTTACGGCATTGATCTGGACGCTATGGCGACCGCCTGTTGGCCTGCTATACCAGACGACGTGATGCAAGAGGCATGGCGCTTTCTGGAGTGGACAAAGAAGCAACGGCGCTCGACCTTCGGCCTTGACGACTGGGTGTTCGTCGCTTGCGATGCGCTTAAGCGTCTGTGGCGACGCGGCCACCCAGCCATCGTCGCCTTCTGGAAAGCGCTTGACCAAGCGATACGTCAGGCGATCCTCAACCCCGGTGTCGTGACCATCGCGGGGCGCAATCGCTTCCACGTCAAAGACGCATGGCTGCGGATGCAACTGCCGAGCGGTAGGTTCCTGTGCTACGCGAACCCCGTCATCGACGAGAAGGGCCAGATCAGCTACCAAGGGTTGAACAGCTACACCCGGCAATGGCAGAAGATCAAGACCTACGCGGGCAAGGTGTTCGAGAACGACTGTCAGTCGGTTGCGCGCGATGCCATGGCGCACAACATGGAGCACATAGAGGAAGCCGGGTTCCCTATAGTGCTTTCTGTTCACGACGAGGTTGTGACGGAACCTGTTGACAGCCCGGAATATACAAGTAAAAGGTTGGAGCAGTTGCTTGCCGCTCAACCCTTCTGGGCTGACGAGAAGCTACCGCTGGCGGCAGCGGGTGACGAAATGTATCGCTACGCCAAGACAGACTAGGAGGACTTATGTTGGAACAAGTTTTGATAGCCGCGCCAATCGCAGCTTGCATTATGGTTGTTGCTTACGCCCTGTGGCGCTCGATCCGGCATGTGGTCGAAGAGTTCATGGACAGGATGTGATCGCCGAGCGCGATGTCGCTGCGTACTTCGACAAGAAAGTAGCCGAGCTGGACGGCGAAACCCGGAAGCTCAGGTACGAAAGCCGAAACGGCGCAACCGACAAGCTCGTGTTGCTCCCCGGCTACCACTGTCTTGTTGAGTTGAAGCGCCCCGGCGAGCCGGCGCGCGTCTCGCAGACCCGCGAGCACGACCGCCTGCGCGCTGCCGGGTTCGATGTGTTCGTGATAGCTACGCTGGACGAGGTGGACGAGTGGTACTACCGCCAGCGCATAAGGAGGACTACGAAATGCAAGTAGATGACGCACCAGACCCGCGGCTGAGCCTGCCGCTCAAGAAGCCCGCTCGGCTACTCGACAAGGCGATGGCGTTGACATTCATCCCGCACGAACGCGATGAGCCGGTGAAACAGGCTAACATCATCGTCAAACAGGATGTTGCCAACAGCTTGATCTCACGTCTGCACACCGGACAGGTCCGCTTGCAGATCGTTAGTGGCTTCGGCACCCGGCGCGAGATCATACTGACCGACGGGACAGAGGCGATGTTCCTCTACTCCCTGCTGGAGCGCTTCATCACGGAGTTGCCGAAATGAACCTGTTACCGAGAAAGCGCTGGGGTGTAGAGTACCGTGCCCGGCACCGCTATATCCGTCTGGTTGGCACTGAGGACTGGCGCGAGGTGCGTCGCACAGCGCACTGGTTCCGCTTCATGGCTTGCTTTCACGCGCGCAGGTGGAAGCGCCCCGGAGCGGCTCTGGTTGTGCTGCATGAGTTTGATGCGTGGGTTTACCGCCGGTGATCTGGGAGCCGCGGGCGTGGCACCCGCCCATGCTCGACTTCATGGCCCGGACACCGCGCAGCGCGGTGTTTGCTGCTATGGGTTCGGGCAAGACATCCGCCACCCTCACCACCGTGGCCGCTGCCGATCTGCTCGACGAAGCGCCGGTGCTCGTGCTCGCGCCAAGGCGTGTGGCGCTGGGCACATGGCCCGATGAGGTGGGTAAGTGGGACCATCTGCGTCACATGACCATATCTCCAGCTATCGGTACGGCGGAGCAGCGCAAGGCTGCACTCCATAAGAGCGCCGACGTGTACACCTGCAACTACGACAACCTGCCTTGGCTCGTCAACTTCTATGGGGTGGACTGGCCGTTCAAGACGATGGTTGCCGACGAGCTGACACGGCTCAAGAACTTCCGGCTGCGGCAGGGCGGCGCGCGCGCTCGTGCGCTGGGCAGTGTGGCACACACCAAGGTCGAGCGCTTCATCGGTCTGACTGGCACCCCGGCCGCCAACGGCTATATCGACCTGTGGGGGCAGCTCTGGTTCGTGGACCGGGGCAAGCGTCTGGGCCGCAGCTATGACAGCTTCGTGCAGCGCTGGTTCCGCCAGAAGCCGGGGGAGAACCGCCGGGGCGTCGAGCTGATGCCTTACTCCGAGCAGGAGATCAACGCGCTCATCAAGGATGTGTGCATAACCATCGACCCCCGCGACTATGGCCTCGATTTGGCTGAGCCGATCAACACCGTGGTCGAGGTCGAGCTGCCGCTTAAGGTGCGGGCGCATTACAAGGAGATGGAGAAGCACTTCTTCACCGAGCTGGGCGAGCACGAGATCGAGGCTGTGCACGCGGGGGCCAAATCTCAGAAGCTGCTCCAGTTCACCGCCGGGGCGGTCTATACCAACCCCGAGCGCACCGCATGGGAGGTGGTCCACAACGAGAAGATAGAGGCGCTGGCGTCCATCGTCGAGGAAGCGAACGGCGCACCCATATTGGTGGCGTATCAGCACCGCTCAGACCTTCCGCGTTTGCTCGCGGCCTTCCCCGGCGCGCGCGAACTCGACAACCGCAAGGCAACCGAGGACGCTTGGAACCGAGGGGAGATACCTATGCTCTTGGCGCATCCCCAGAGCGCCGGGCATGGCCTTAACCTCCAGCATGGCGGCAACATCATCGTCTATTTTAGCCTGAACTGGTCGTTGGAAAATCACGAGCAGATATTGGAGCGGCTCGGCCCGCTGCGCCAGATGCAGTCCGGCTACGACCGGCCGGTATACCAGTATTTTATCGTCGCCAAAAACACGATAGACGAAGATGTTCTGGAGCGTCACGCTTCCAAGCGCTCTATTCAGGACATATTATTGGAAGCCATGAAACGAAGGAGTACGACATGAATATCGACAAGACCTTGGCCGAGCGCGGTGCGCGCTACGGCGACTTCACCGACCACGCCGAGTTGGCACAGGCGTTGCAGGAGGTGATGCACGGCCGGGGGGAGCCGTTCGTGCACGACGGGTGGGATAAGCTCACTGCCGACAAGAAACAGGCGCTGACGGTCATCGCTGACAAGATTGCGCGCATTCTGACGGGCGACCCTGAGTACGCCGACAACTGGCACGACATCCAAGGCTACGCCAAGTTGGCCGAGGTTCGCTGCCGGGACACCCAGACGGCCGATATGTTTAGCTGGCAGCCCAACACTTTAGGGGCCGAGGCCACCGAGTGGGCGGAATGGTTCGCGCCCACTTCTTACACCGACGAGGTGGAAGCGCTGAACAAGCAACACGCACAGCACGCGGCAAGCCGCAACCGGCCGGAGCGATACAAGGAGAAAATCGTGCAGGTTGATACCCGCTCGGCAGCAGAGAAGGGATATGAGAATGGCAACTGAAATCGGACACAACAGCGTAGATCAGAGCGGCCTCCAGATCATCATCGAACGGATCGAGCGTCTGGAGGAAGAGAAGAAGGGCGTCGCCGAAGATATCCGGGACGTTTACAGCGAGGCCAAAGCGCGCGGCTTCAACACCAAACTGGTGCGCAAGGTCATCGCGATCCGCAAAATGGACAAAGACCAGCGCGAAGAGGAAGAAGCTATCCTCGACTGTTACTTGTCTGCGCTGGGCTTGCTCTGACCGCACAGGGCATCGTACCGTGCGTTGTGCGCGTCGATCTCGGCAACAGTGGCGTCACTATCCGCCTTGTTGCCGGGGTCGTCTACTTGCCCCTTGGCGAGCTGCGCGTAGCTGATCGCGTTAAACGCGGTGCAGCTCGTGTCAGTCACAATTCTCAGGGGTTCGCGAGTAACGCACGCACTGCTCATGGCGAGCAAGGGCATCGCGATCAATAGCTTGAGCCGCATCATCAGCTTTTTCCGTTCGGTTGAGGGTTTCGTGGAGGTCGTCCGCCTGTTGCGCTGCGCGCCCGGCGTCGTGCGCCGAGGTCACGGCCTTGTCCTGCGCGCGGTCGGTGCAGCGCACCAGCAAGAAGAGGGCAAGCACGGTGGCCAGACCAGCGCCTAGCGGCCAGAAGCGTTTGATAAACATTAATGGGATCATTTGATTTCCCCTTCTACGTGCACCGGATCACCGGCCTTGCCGGTGGCGGTGTCTTTGCCGACCATCTGGGCGATCACGTCCGACTTGTCGGCGCTCGACTTCGAGGTGGACAGGTAGAACGCCACGGCTGCACCTGCAAAGCCGGAGAGCTGGCCGATCATATAGGTCAGCAACTGCTCGTTGGCTTTCGGTATCTCGCGCCAGAACAGAACGGCAAGCGCTAGTTCGAAGCCCAAGAGCACCGCAGCGGCCACAGACCCCCGCGCGTTCATGACACGCGCGTCCTGAGCCAGCCGTAGAGAAAGGCTTCGTTGGCCGTGCGCCCACGCGCCAGCTCGATATAGCGTGCGCCCTGTAGGCAGTTCAGCGCCTTGAGCAACACCGCAATGCCCTCGACCCCGCGCTTGTGGACGTAGGCACCGAGCGCAGCGAGTGTGCCCGCGCCGATGTCACCATCCTCGGCGATGTCGGGATAGTCCTTGCCGCCGTTGTTGAGGCCGTTCAGGGCGATCTGGAGGAACTCAGACGCCTTGGCGGTGCCCATGTTCACTCCGGTGTCGAAAAGCTCCTCAGCGACCGTCTGGCTGGACAGGGCGACCTTATCGAAGCCGGGGGCTGTCCAGTAAACCTTGGAGTAGATCACCTTGGCTTGCTCGCGGGTCATGGCGCGCATCGAACCGATGAAGCCATTGGCTCTGGCAACACGCACAGTGATGCCCCAGTTGGTCTCACCCCCGGCGTCACGCGGGTCATTCGAGTATCCGCCTTCGCGGGCGATCAGGTCGTCGAGCAGCTTGTCGATCATCAGTTGCTATCCCTTAGCATGTAGTAGATGCCACCGGCAGCGGCGACGATCCACCCCACCACCGGAGATTTGAGGATGGCGTGGATAACGCCACTGGCACCGTCCCGGCGCAGCCTGTCGGCTTCGAGCGCCTCGACCTTGGCCTCCAGCTTGGCGACCTGCTCGTTGACCTTGTTCGCCTCGATCCGCTCCAGACGGAGCAGTATTTCGGTTTGCTGGATGTGCAGCTCGGCCAAGGCTGTTGTCTGTTGGCGCACGCTTTCTCCGAGGCTCTTGATGATCTCGAATTGAAACCGGATATCTTCCGGGTTCTGCTGCATTTGTTCGTATGTGGCGGAGGTCATCAATTCACACTCCGTCCAACCTGAACCCAACCGCTCCCGTCGTGAATTAAGTCCAAAACATCATTAGCGGTGGTGACAAAATTGCCAGACATGTTGATGACGGCTCCGTCGTTCACTGTCAGGACGCCTTGAAATTCAAGCGTAATGCGCCGCCCGCCGTACCCCCCGGCTATGTTGCCGAAGTTGGTCGTACCTGATATGAGAAAGGCATCCCCGTTAGGGGGCAACAACAACGGATCGGCGCTGGGGACGACAGGCCAAGTCAGTGCGTTTGCCCCCGTCAAGGTCGCGCCCGCCGCGCCGTCCCAGTAACCCTTGCCTATGTGTATTTTATCCGTGGTTCCTCCCGAAGGGATGGCGATAGGCTCTGCCGCGCCGATACTCTCGAAGTGGTAGGCGTCGAGCGTAATCTTGCTGGCCGAGGACGCGATAGACAGCGCACGATTGCCGATGTGCTGGGCATCGAGATTACCAAAATACACGTCCCCGCCTGTGACAGACACCGCATGATCGTCGGTCGCCTCGATATGGCACAGGTCTAGTGATATACTCTCCCCCGCGTTCATCTCGCAAGCCACGCCTGTCTTGGTCCCGAACACCATCAGCGTTTGCAGCACCAGATCAGACACGTTGTTACGGAAGCGTGCGCCTATGTTATTGGCGCGGTTAACGCCGTTCGGGTGATCGACCCAGTTGATACCCATGTTAACGGCAGAGACATTTTGCAATTCCATGCCGTTGAGGAAGCCGTAGAACAGGTTGCCATCGACGCGGGTGTCGTCGCCGCCATTGGTGAGTTTCAGGCCGGAGCCGGAGCGATAGAGTTTGGTCTTGTCGCGCGAGGCGTAGTCGATGCCGCTGTTCCAGAAAGCTGCGTGGGTCAGGTACGGCCAGCAGTGGTTGTTGAGGATGCGGCTTGTGTCGAAGCTGGCTTGCACATCGATTGCTGCGTTGGCGTCAATCGCGTTGTTGCAGATCGACAGGCGCGAATAGTTGTTCGATGCGATACCAACAGCATAGCCGAGGATGACGCAATTTTGCACCGATGCTCCGTACCCCGCCACGGTTATCGCGGTTCCGGCAAATGATGCTGTGGTGGACTGCGCCGCCGCGCCAATAGCGGAGGGAGAAAGCAGAACGCGCTCGATAGATGCGCCCGCACCTAGCGTTATTGTCGTTCCGGCAGAGGTTAACAAAGTCGATCCGCGAGAAGCAAAACTGAATGTGATGTTATCCGTCGTCGCGTCGCGGCCAGCCAGTTGTCCTAGCAGCCGAACGCCAGCGGGGATCGTGAGATTGCCGACAACCAAGCGCGATGTCTTGTGCAAGAGCACGTCGCCCCCGGTCACACCTACACTGTCGAGCGCGGCTTGTACGCTTGAGTATTGCTCAGCGTAGACGAAACGGCGAAGGCCGGTCTGCACGGTTTCCGCGACTGCGCCGGTTCCTGCCTGTACGTGGCTTACAAGGGTATCTGCCTTGCCGCCAGCGGTGTCAGTCAGCTCAGCGCGCAAAGGGCCGTCTGCGGTTCCGCTGGCGGCGATCAGGTTGCCGATGGGGTCGAAGTAGAGAAACATACCGGCGCGGTTAGCTACTGGCGGGAGCGAGAGGTTGCCCGTTTCACCGATAGGCGTGAGTACAGCGCGGCTGTTTACCTCGCGGTTCTCAAGGTGCAACGCATGGAGCCGGTCCAGACTGTCGTTGAGAACGCTTGGGTAAAAGCCGCCAGTGTTGGTGAATACCGCTTCCTGTAAAGGGCTGACCTGACTGGCGATGTACGCGGTACGCCCGGTCGGCAGCGCGACAGATAACGTGACGCGCCCGCCGGGGGAAACATCTTGGTTGGCGTTGAGCGCAACCGTGTAATCAACGCTGAGCGCAAGTATCGTGTCGACCCCGGTGCTGTCGAGCCGGGATAGCACCTGCACGTCCTCATCGGCGAATACCTTGAACGTGAAATCAAGCTGGGTGGCGATACCATTGCCTACGAACGGGCCTGATACGCGGGTCGTGGTTTCAATAGTCATGCGGTCTTATACCCCCGTAGCAGATGAGCGTGTTCACTACTTGGGTGGTGGGCCAACAACAGGGGCCATCGGCCCTGCGTCACCGTTCGCCATAGCCCTTATCCCGCGCGCTGTGCGGTCAACTTGCCCCGCCGGATAGTGGAACAGGATGCCCGCAAGCTGGTTGGTGGAGCGCGCCAGAGCTTCGTCCGCCTCGCCTTGCTGCACCTGTTTGCCGAACTTGTTTATCTCGGAGAACACACGCGCCCCGGCCGGGCCTTGATAGCTGCTCTCCGGGTTGAGCACCGCCCCGATCTCGCGCAGGCCGACCATCAAGCCGGTCAGATAGCTGAACAGGTCCGCACCGATCTTGCTGCCGATCTCATCCCAGTCGTCTCCGTCGCCCTTGATGAGCTGGTAGAGCACTGTCGTCAGGATCGACGGCGCAGCGGTGAGCAGGAGCTGGTCCACGGCATAGGCCGGGAGGTCCGACGGCCCAACACGGCGCAACTGCGCAGTGCGGTCGGCCATGAGATTGTAGGTTGTATTGAAGTAGCTGTAGAAGTTGGTCCACAGCTTCATCAGCGGGCTGCCGCGCTGGATGCCCGCCAAGTCCTTGGTTTGGCCGCCGCCTTGGCTGTCGAGCACCGCCTGATCGGCGATGTCGGCCGCACGCTCTTCCGTCTCCCCGGAGGCCATAGACTTCTCGTACTGACCGATCCACGTCGGCAGATCGGCGATGAGCTGGGCCTTGGCAATGAGTGTGAAGTAGCTGCCCTCGACCGCATCGACGACTTCCGCCGGTACGGCCAGCTCCACAGTCTTGCGCAACGGGCTTTTGTCGGAGAGCTTGTTACGGATTTCCGCGATCTCGCGCTGCTGCGTCAGACTGCGCAGGCGCATGAACTCGGATCGGTCGTAAACCCACCGGGCTGTGTTCTCCAGATGCGCGGCGTCGCCGATGATCCGGCTTGCACCTTTGGCAACCCACTTGGTCCCGATGCGGCTGGCGGATTGCGTCAGGCCAATGGGCTGCAACAGACTGGTCCACAGGTTCCACCCCAGCGCGGCTATGCTCGCGCCGCTGCGCACATGGTTGATGACGCTCTCGAAGCTGTTCTGGGTAGGGATGTCACCGATGGCGATGTCCTCCAGCGCCTTACGCATCCACTTGAGCACTTGCGGCCCATGCGCTTCGCGTATGGCGCTGTCGATATCGACCGCGCGCAACAACCGGTTGGCGTCGATCAGATACTCGTGCCACGATAGATCGTGGATCACTTGGTTGACGTGCTCGAAGATGACGCCGAAATCCTTGCGCACCGGGCGGTCAACCTGCTCGGCACGCGCTTTGGTGTGCCCGCGGCGGGTCTGGGCGGCCGTGTACTGCCCCTGCGTCATCTGCTTGAGCACCTCGGCCGCGGTGTCGGCTTCTGCCTTGGACGAGCGCGCGGTATCGTACTTGATCGGGAAGTACCCACCGCGGAGTTGCACAACCGTACCGTCGTTGAGCTGCCGGTCGAACGGCCGTGCGGCTACTTTCTCCGGCGCAACCCCGGTGACGCGTAGCTCCTTGGCTGCGATCTCAGGGTAGAAGCTGTCGAGATAATCCCAGATCGCCTGTACGAATTGCCAGTGCTCTTGTGTCAGCGGTTCGAGCACCGCGTTCAGCTTGTCCTGCTCCCAGCGCTCGCCGTCCATGACGCGCTGGGTGTTGCCTTCGTTACCGAGGTTGAGCGCTACCATAAGCCGATCCTGTAGGGACAGGCTTTTGCCTATGGCTGGGATGAAGGTGCGCTTGTTCAGGTTCTGGCCCTTGAGCCGGTCGAACAGCGCGCCCAAGTCCTTGGTGGCTTGCGCCCGTCGTCCAGCCTCGGTATCTCCGGCTGCGTTCATCGGCCGGATGAAGCGCTCCCACACAGGGCCGCCGGTCTTATTGCCGTCCATGACGTGTGCCCAGTTCGCCATCTTGCGGTGCATGGCGAAGAAGTCGGCGGTGCCTGCCTGCACACGCTCCCACCAAGACTTCGAGCCGATGATCTCAGGCACGCTCTTGAAAGCGTTGTCCTTGATCGCGGTTGCCACATCCTGCACCGCGTCGGCGAACTCGCGCTTGTCTTTGGCGGTGAGCAGTTTCTTCTTGAGCCGGGCGAGGTGCTCGATGTTCTTAACCGCATCGCGCAGCCCCCTGATCTGTTCGACCGTGAGTTCGCGGTAGGGTGTGCGGTTGGCTTCGTCGAGCAAATCCTCGTCGATGATCGGGTCCAGCCCTTGCTCTTGCTGACGCTTCACCCATGCGCTGAGCGACTTGCGGCTGTCCGCCTGCCGGTTGGTGACGCTTTTGCGCAGATCGAAGCGCTCCATCAGTTTGTCGATCTGGTCGAGATAGCCGGGGTCAAGGTTGGCGCGTGTGCCTGCCGTATCGAACTTCTTGAGATAGCGCACGATCCGGTCAACTTCGGTCAGCGCATCGCGGCTCGCTTTGGCCCCGTAGAAGTTGACGAGCTGGTTGCGTTTTTCGGCTGCGGCCTGCGCGATCTCACCCTTGCGCGCCGCTTCTGCCGCAGCCTTGGCCGCGCGGCGCTCGGCCGCTTCATACTGCGCCGGGCGCAGGTTGCGGACCTTTACGCGGGCCACCGCCCCCTCGGCCATTTGCTTGGCCGCTGCCGCCAGCACACGCGGCTTGCCCGGTGCCTTGCTCAGCGCAGCATATTCCGAGGCGACGAACCGGCCGCGCACATCGTTGTGGATTGCGCCATCCACCGCATCTTGCAGGGCTTTCTCACTGGTGATGTCGCCGTAGCGCTCCAGCATCCGGGTGTCGATCTCTGTCTCAACCGCTTTGCTGAACGGCTCGGCCAGCATCAGGTCTTGGATCATGTGGTCGGCCGATGTGAAGCCGAACAGCTCGGCGATCTGCTCCGGGTGGATGCCTTCCTTGGCGAGCATCCCGTACTGGCCGAAGCCAAGCGCACGCTTCACCTCGTTGACGTAGAGTATCGGGCGGTCCTCGTAGAGCGCTTCGACCTCGGACAGCAGCATCTTGGTCGGACCTTCGACCGCCACACCGTCGAGCAAGCCCTTTTTCATGAAGGTTTGCGCGCGGTAGACTGGCTCGACCGCGAGGTCGGCTTCGACCTCTGTGCGCATGGTGTCGCGCATGGCCTTGATCTCGCGCTGTAGGCGCTTGAGTTCGCGCCCGGCAGCCTTGCCCGCATAGCGCATGTCGCGCAGCGACCGGCGTTCCAGATCGCTCGTGGCCTCCGCCGTGGCTTCTGCGCCGAGGCGCTGGTACGCCTCCCACTCGGCATCGTCCATGCTCTCGGGCTTGGATGTCAGGATCGGCTCGTAGCCGACTTGCTGTTCTGCCTCCTTGATGTGCGCGTCAGAAGCCAGCATCCGGTCGAACACGCCGCGCACTTCGGGCGTCAGCTCGACGTTCAGTTCCTTGAGCGAGCGGTAGACCGTCACCAGCCACGCGCGGAAGCGCTGGAAGAGCGAGCGCAGTTCGAGGCTCGGCGCTTTGCCTTCGTAGAGATACGCCTCGAAGCCACGCGCAAAGCGCTCGTGGTGGTCGCGCTTCTCCGGTGTGGTCATGGACTGCCAGTGCTCTACGCTCTCCACTCCGGTCCAGCGCAAGAAGGCGTTCACGTCCTCGGCCACCCGCTGTGGTGCGTCCGGGCGTTTGGCAACGTCCATCATTACTTCGAGGAAGAAGTGCCCGCTCTCGTGCAGGAAGGTCGAGAGGTCAGCCCCGCGTAGCAGCGTGATGACCGTTGGCGATTGCGTGATGTCGGCCGCGAAGCTGGCTTGCCCCCGCGCCGCGCCTTTGCGCTGGAACAAGGGGAACCCACCGGCGGCAGCCTCGGCCAACTTGTCGGTGATCCCGAAGCCGTGGCGTACCGCCGCTTGTCCTTTACGGATAGCCATGTCAACGGCTGGCGCGTTAGTGCCTCTGCCTTCCGCGAACGCTCGCCCCGTAGGTGCGTCTGTAGACACCGTAAACTTCCCAACCTTCGCGCCATATTTCTTGATGAGGTCGTTGGTGATGTTGACGAGGTTGCGGTCGTAGAACGCCTTCATACCTTCGCCGCCGACCTTGAGGTCGTCGCCAGCGAACACGTCGCCGGGTTGCGCCGCCTCAAGCCGCGTGCCGAGGTCTTGCCCGAACACTTCGCGCAGTTGCGCCGGGGTCATGATAACCGTCTCGCGGGCGTTCTTCCAATCGTTCAGCGGCGTGCCGTAACCCCCGTTGGCCACCAACCCAGCGACTTTTGCGTCTAGGTTTATCAAACGCCCTTCGTCCACCGTCTCGCTGACCGGGATGCGTATTTCTCCGATACTCTCCGAAAGGTTATACCTGTCCGCTTGCTCTTCGCCTGTGGTCCACGCCACTTTCTCGAAGCCGTGTTCGGCCGCGTAGCGGATCATGCGCTTCATGACCAGCGCAGGCCATGAGGTCTTGAACGGAGCGTTGGGGATGCCCCGCGGGACCAGCGCGTTATCCCACGCTTGTTGGGCCTCGCGGTGCTGGAGTTCGAGCGTCCTTGCGTTTTTCGCGGCTTCTACAGCCTCCGGTGTGCCTACCTCTGCGGCGAGCATGGTGAGTTCGCGCAGAGGCATACCCGCATTAGCTTCGTCTTGGGAGGTGGCGCTGTTTATGGCTTGCGCTAGTTTAACTCTGGCGTCGATAAACTCAACCCGAATGGCTCTCGCTTTGCGGCCTAGCTCATCGGCGACATCGGGATCAACCCGTTTAGCGTACCCCTGATCGCGGCCCTTCTGGTGCCAGTCGCTCTGCACCTCCTCGATAAACAAAACGCGCTTACCCTCGGCGTCGCGCTTCTCCATGAACCGGGCGTGCGCTACGACCGAGCGCTCATCCCAGTGTGTCGATGGTGCTTCGCTGGGGTTGCGCCCTCGACCAATCGGCAAGCGCAGCAACAGCTCGCGGTAGGTGTCGTTGCTTGGATCAGAGGACCAGTCCTTGAACTCGGGGGTACGCAGCTCTCGGAACTCGGCTTCTACCTCCCGCTCGATGCTCCCCCAGTTGTCTGAGATGAAATCTTCGCGCGAGAACCCGTCGCCTACTTCGTCCTCGAAATCATCGGCCATCTGCTCCGCCCGGCGATTGACCTCTGCGTCGATAACGTCTTGGTCTGGCTTAGCGCCCAGCACCACTTCTTCGATCTGAATGCCGCCGTTCGCCATAAGCTCGGCGAGCTGGTCGCGTGTGACCACAGCCTTGGGGTCTGCGTCCAGCAGATCGAGCACGCCAGACCACTCAAGCTCCTCGGCCTTGACCCCCGGCGCGTTCTGCAAGATCGCTTTCCACTGCGACGCTGGAGCCTTGGTCTGTTTGCTGTTCTCAATCGTGCGTTGCAGTGCGCTGTAGAACACTGGCTGGAGTGCCTGTGCGTAGACTGTTTCGTTCTCCGCCCGGCGCACCTCGGTTGGGGTGAACACAGCCGCCGTCAGACCAATACGAGGGTCTTTGATCCAGTAACCCAGATACCCCGCGTCTTGGATCAGGCGCTCATAGAGAGACACACCGTCGATGTCTTGCTCTTTGTAGATATAACGCCCGCGGTCGTCCTTGGGCAGCGCACGGCCCTGCGCTTTCAGGTCGAGCGGATCGCCTGCCATATCGTACAGACGGTCGGCGTTGATCTTGGCTGTGTACTCGAACCGCGGCGTCCGGTAGATCGGATCGCCGTTGCGGAACTCGTTGGTGTAGCCGCCGGGTTGGCCGGTGGCGATGCCGAAGTAGCTACGCCCCGGCGCGCGGCCTTTGCGCGAGCGTTCCTCTTGCGGCAGGAAGCGGCCAGCGCGACCCCATCGGCTCGGGTCTAGCATGGTCAAGCCGTCGTCGTGCGACCAGTGTTGCAGCTCGATCTGGCCGTTCTCGTCCACCGGCGGGGTGTCGAGTTCAATCGGAGACTGGGCGAGCACCGACACGGTTGTCGCGCTTTGTGGGGCGATCCTCTCGTCAAAGTTAATGCCCACCGCGAACTGCGTCCCCAGTTCCGGGATCGTGGTGTAGAAGTCCTCCGGTGTCTCTGTGAAGCGCTCAACCCCGGTGGCTGGGTTGATGCTGCCGTCTTGGTAGATCAGCCCTTGCGCGGTCAGCACACTGTCCTGATCGTACTTGCGGCCCAGCTCCTGCGCCTGCTCGGACGTTATCCCGACGACCGCGAAGCCCGGCTCGACCTGCCCGTACTTGCCGACCGTGGGGGTGTAGGACAGGCCCAGCTCATCCAGATCGCGCGCGAGCATAGCCTGCGCCTTCGTGTTGAACTCCTCGCCATGCTCCTTGCCTTTGGGGTTGGCTGCGGTCAGGATCGCCCAATCGTCGTGTGTGAGCAGTTCTTGGATATTGTCGGGGGAGAAGCGGCCAACGAGACGATAGTCCGCCATCTGCGTCTTGAAATCGTCAGCGGTAAAGCGGCCCCCAAAGGTGTTGAACTCAAAGTCCGGGTGGTTGCTTAGCCGCTCAAGCGCGGGGAGTGATATATCCCCTCCGTGGTCGATAAGCACCGCGCCGTTCTCGTCGCGGGTCGCGAAAAGCCGGTTGTCTTTACCTTTGGGCCAGTATTCAACCCCTAGGTCTTTAGCGGCCTGTTCGTGTGTTTTCTCCGCTGCATCCCACCAATAAGTCTTACCCGACGCGGTATCGAATAGCCCCCGCAACTGGTTATTACTGCTGCTGTCAACACGGCGCTCAACCTCGTTGGCCGTCGGGTTCGGGCGCGAGTATAGGTCGTCTTTCTGATCCAGCACGCCGGGGGCGGCCTTGACACCCTCGGCCTGTATCTGGAGCGGATAGCGCGCGGCCACGGCCTCGGGCGTCTCGCCCAGATCAGCCGCGAGGCGCGAGAAGAAGCTGGAGTACAGCGAAGCGTAGGCGCTGTTGGTGTCCGGTGTGAAGCGCCCGGCGGCGTCGAGCTGCTGTGCGACCTGCTCCTTGACCCTATCAGCGGACTGCCGGAAGGCGTCGTCTGCGCTGATCGTGTCGAACGCCTTATCTGTCTCTTTCTGGAACTCTTCCTGCGCGCCCTGCATAAACGACTTGGCTTCTGCTGTGGACATATCGTTGGGATCGAGGCGCAGGTGCGGGATCAGGCTCGCGCCCAGCTCTCCCGAGCGCGCAGCGAACTCCTCAATCGGTATGCGCACATCGCCGTTGGCGGCAAGCGCAGTCGGCAGCTCGGTCTGCAACGACGGTAGCGCAGCGATAATCTCCGGCTCGGACATGCCGGATTGCTGGAGCGTCTGCACAAGGGTCTGAGCGTCGATATAGACATCGGTGGCCTTGGTGCCGTCGGCTGCGGCGCGTACCCAGTTCTCGAACGTGGAGACATCGCGCTGTGCCAGTGGCGCAGCGTCAGCGATCTCCTTCAACCCGGTGAGTAAAGCCTCGGTGTGCTGAGCCACCGTAGCCTGTTGCTCCTTGCGCGCCATCGTCGCGCTTGCGGTGCTGATGGCGTGGTGTGCGGTGACAGCCGCGCCCATGATGCCAGATGTAAAGGCGGTGGCTACGGCCGTCTGGAGTGCAGCGTCCGGGCGCTCGGCCATGTAGTCGCTGAACGACTTACCCTTGTTGCTGTCAATCTGCGCCCACTGGTTGAAATCTTCGACGTGCGTCGCGATCTGCTCGCCGCCTTGCTCTTCGGCCTGCGCGATGAGAAACTCGGTCACGCGCTTGGTGAGTGGGGAGCCGACCTTCATCGCCTTGAACAAATGGCCGAGCGGTAGCGCCTCGGTCCCCGTCTCGACGGCCGCATCGACCGCACCAAAGCCGAGCGAACGGCCGTAGCTCAAGCCCTCGGTCTGGGCGTGGCTGAAACTCTGACCGAACTGCTGCACACCAATAGGGATAAGCGCGCGCGCAACCGATTGCGTCGGCCCGCCCGCGATGATCGACCCGATAGACAAGGGTGTGCTGCGGACGGCGCTGTAGAACCCTTGCTCCAGCGTGCCGCCCGTAGGTTTGGACCGCTGCTCTGCAAGCTGGGCGTTTACCTCGGCCCCGCGCTGGGCGAAGCGCGAGACAGGGTTGTCACCAACGAACTTGGTCGCAGCCGCTATCGAACCCCAGAAGCCACCCGCGATATCGTTGGCCCCTGCTGCTGCGCTTTCGAGCGTGTGATACACCTTGGACAGCGCCACCGAGGTGGCGGACGGCGCAGCCACCAGCGATCCTTGACCGGGGTTGTTGAGGTGCCAATCGCGCAGCTTCTCCGCGTCGGTCCCGTTCGCGTGCCACACTACGGGGCGCGCAACCGGGAGGCTGTCCGTTACGCCGCGCATGAGGTTGAAGCCGGTATTGACGAGCTGCTCGATCCCCGCCATCGCTTCGAGGCTGTCGTGGGAAACCTTGGCATTCTGCGGGTCTTGCCCGAGCCACTGTCCGAGCTTCGGCGCTGCGTTGATCTGCTGCTGCGCCCCGTCAGAAGCTGCGCGCTGACGCCAGACATCCGGGTCGCTCTCGACCACCGCCGAGGGGACGCCGTAGCGCTTCGCCAGCGCGCCGAACTCGGCTTGCTGGTTGGGCTGTGCTGCCACCGCCACGCGGGTGTTTATGCGCCCTTGCGCTGTGGCTGGATCGGGCGATGTAACCCGGCGTCGATCCTCGGCCATGAACTGCTGGAATAGATCAGTCTCGCTCACTTCGCATATGCCCTTTGCGCGTACACCTGCCGAACGCGCGCGGCTGTCGGGGTGATGCCTTTATCGCGCAGCTCTTGGGATATGTTGTTTCGCACACCCACAGGTATTGCGTCAAACGGTAAACTCGGGCGATCCAGCTCATACCCCCGTTTGGGTGTGCCGAGCAGACCGCCGGGGGTGGTGAAGTTGGTAATGGCGATCAGACGCAGGCCCACCTGCCGGGCTTCGTCGCCGGTCAGCGGCTTGCCGTTCTGGCGCTCAGCGATTTGGATTTGCTGGTAGTAGGCGGCTTTGAACTTGCCCGCCTTCTCGATATCGTCCGCGCTGGCGTTCTTGTCCGGGGTCACATCAACGCCGATAGCTGCAAGCTCGGTCGAGATATACCTGTATCCCTCCTGCGCTGTCTTGATGCTGTCGATGGCCCCGCTGTCGCCCTTCTTGTGCGCGGTGATGTCGCCCACAAGGTCTTTGAAGTCGGCATCGGACAGGTAGGGCCGCTGGCGCAGAAGCTGCGTCATGTCCTTGATCTTGCCCTTGGCGATGTCGTCCTTGGTGTAGGCCCACAGCGCGCTTCCGCTCTGTGGCTCGTTCTTCTTCTGCAATGCCTTGCCGAAGGAGATCAGACTGGGCAGGCTGCTGCCCGGTAGGGACGCGCGCACGGACGCGGGCAACTGGTTGAAGTTGCCGCCGTTGTGGAGCAGTCCTGCATAAGCTGCGTCCTCGGCGTCCTGTTGCCCGGCGCGCTCGCTTTCCTTGTGCGCAGCGTACACACCGCGGATATCCTGCTCGGCTTGCGCCACCGCGCGGGGGTTGTTGGCGATGCGCGGGTCAGAGCGCACGGCCAAAATCGCTTCCTCCAGCGTCATGCCGCCGCGGTTGGCCTTGTGCGTGCCGGTCGGATCAACCGCTACGCCGTCGCGCCGGACCTCGTAGTGCAGATGCGGACCTGTGCTGTCGCCCGAACCCTCGCCGCCGCGCTCGCCACCCGACAAGCCCACGATAGCGCCTTGGCGCACGGTCTGACCTGCGCGCACGTCGCCGAAGCCCTTGAGGTGCGCGTAGCGCGTCTCGTACCCATCGGCGTGCTTGATGATGACGAGGTTTCCGTAGCCGCCGCGGTTGCCCACGAAAGAGACAACACCGTCAGCGCTGGCGGCGACCTTGGTCCCGACCGGCGCGGCCAGATCAACCCCGGCGTGGGTGTGGCCGGGGCGCTGCTCGCCGAACGTGCCTGTCACCCGCGTACCACTGGCAACTGGAGGTATGAAGTTCTGCACCCCAACACCGGAGCCAACCAGCCCGGCGAGATTATCGTTGACAACATCGTTGACCACTTGCCCGGTGCGCTCAGCCGTCAGCACCTTGGTGGCCTTGAAAATATCCTCGGCCGTCATGTCGGCTTTGTGCGTGTCGAGATAGGCTTCGGCGCTGTCCAGATCGTTGCTGTCGATCATGGAATTGAGCGCGGCGCTGTGGCCCTCGCTCAGCGCGGCCTGTGTCTTGAGTGTCGTCTCATCCGCGCTCCACCCCTGATAGTGGGCGAGCTGCCCTACGGCATCGCGGATCGCGCCCACCGAGCGCGCCGTGCGCTCCTTGTCGGCGTAGGCCAAAGACATATCGCGCTGGAGCACGCCGATCTTACCGATCTGCACCGACTTGCCGTACTCGACCGTCTCGTTCGCGGTGTGCCGCTCCAGCTCGCCCTTGAACGTGGTAGACAGCGCGTTGGCGCTGCGCGAGAACAGACGGCGCTGTGCGTCGTTACCCAGCCCATCGCCGATCTGCCGGATCGTGTCGTCGTAGGCCGAGCCATATTCTTCACTAAGGCTCTTGCCGTCCGGGCGTTCGAGCGCGTCTTTCCCCTTGAGGTGCGCGTACCCGTTGGTCGGGTCGAACGTCATGTGATCTTGCGCTTGCTTGGCTTGGGTTATGGCCTCGTCAACGCGCAGCATATTGGCTTCGTGCAACTGGTCGCGGAATATCTCCGAGGCCGCGCTGCCTGCGCTCTGGATCGCGCGCCCGGCGTCCTGTAGCTGCGCACCTGCAACTTGCTTGACGGGCGGCGCTTCGACGTAGGGCGTCCGCCCCTGCGGAGCGACCTGAAACCCGTCGCGTGTGGGAACCGGCGCGGCCATCAATACCCCCAACCGCTGCTGATAGGCCCGCGGTCGTAGTAGTGGCCCTCAAGCGGGTCCGGCGTGTTCAGCGAGAAGGGCGCGCGCAGCTCCGGCTTAGTCGAAGGCGTGTTGGTATCGAAACCCCCCTCCTTGCTCATAGAGTACCATGAGGCTGCGACCTTGCCCGCGCCCTCGATCAAGGACGTGGCTGCCGACATGCCGGGAGATATACCCTTGGCTGTGGCACGTGCGCTGCGCGCTGCGTTGCGCAGGTTGGTCGCTTCGATCTTCTGGCCCCATGCTGCCCGTACCGCGTTGGCGCGGGTCTGGATGACATCGGCCTCAGTCAGCACGTCCGTACCGGTGATCGTCGCGAGCGCGGAGTTGCTGTTCGCGATGTCGATCCCGCGGCTCGCATAGCCTGCGGTCTGGGCGCTTTTCATGCGCGTGCCCTGAAACTTTATCTGGCGCTCTTGGAAGTTGCCCTGCTCCAGCTCATGCCGGGCGTTGCTGTCGGCGATGCGCGCGTTGATTTCGGCCACCCGCGCTTGGCTGCGCAGTGCATCCTGTTCGCTCTTGGCTGAGAAAAAGGCACCGACCGTGGACATGCCAAGGCCGAAACCCTGTGCTGCCATAGACGCGCCGCCAGCGGGGATACACATTCAAGCCTCCTTGTCGAACCGGTGGAAAGGCAACCCCTTATGCCCGAAAGGCGCGGCGGGTTGCAACGTAAAACCGAGGCGTCGCAAATAGGCTTTGCTGGGTGCGTTGCGCGTGTCAACATAGTTGAACAGGTGAGGGTATAAGGTCAGCACCTGAGCTATATACACCCGCCCGGAGCGAGCGAGTTCACCATGCCTCAAGTTGAGCGCGTTGGTGCCGAGCAACCAGAGTGTAGCATGGGTGGATGAAACCGGCGCGTAGCCGAACAGCGCAAGCAAGCCCAGTTCAGGATCGACCGCTGCGACCGGATCGGGGGACATCCACATCGCTTTGGCGAGGATGTCGTGCACCGGGTCTGGGCTGGCGGCTGTTATCTCCAGCCAGTCGCACTGGCGCATGTCTGCGGCCAGCGCATAGATATCATCCGCTAGGGCAGGACGATAATCAACCACCGGACAGCGCCAGATCGAGGGCCATCGACAAGACGACCAGATTGAGTGGTGAGGTCTGGCGCACACATATCTGCCCTTCGTCACCCCACTCAGGTGTGAGCACGATGTCCGCAATGCCGGTCTTGAGGTTGGGTGCGCTGCCCAGCGGCTCAATCGTGCGCTGTTTGTAGACAACAAGGCTGTCGAAGTCTGGCCCGGCCGACACACCGGACGAGCGGAACACGCGCAGGAAGGCTTGGTTTATGTTCTTCTGCATCCCCTGCGCATAGCCCGCCACCTCCAGTGCCAGCGGCAGGGTCTGGGCGTCCGACACATAGGGCAGGCCGATGTGGATCGTCGAAGCCTCGGCCGGGAGCGTCACCGTTCCGCCGACCACCGTTTGCTGGGGACACTCCGCGCCGTCCGCAAGGATCGCCACCTGCTCGCCCTCCAGCCAGCCAAGGCCGGATATGGTGCTCACCGGGCTGCCGTCGCCCTCAACCACAACGTCGTAGGTGACACCGCAGTCCACGAAATACTGGCCGGTCGGATCGGCAAAAGCGCGGGTGCGCAGCGGTTCCATGTACTCGATATACCGCTTGCTGACCCCGCCGATGGTGCGGTTCACAATGAAGTAGGATATCGTGTCGCCGTTCTCGTTGATCGACGCTATGTCCTCGAACACGCCTTGCGTCTCGTGCTGGTGCCATGCGCCGATCCCCTGCTCTGGCACATAGGTCAGACCAAGCAACTTGCCGGATGTCGAGATAGCCCAGACCATCGGCCAAGGGGTGAGCACATACTGCATCTTGAGAATATCTTCGCCGTCGAAGAGATGCGGCGCGCGGATGCTTATGTCCCCGCTAGTGTAGCCGTTCTTGTCTTGACTATAGCCGAACTCCCGGATGTGCCCGCCCGACGCAGCCGCGTAGAGCATGTTCCCGGCGAGTACCGGGCGCGCCGCTCCTGCGCCGATAGCCACCTGCACTCGCGCGCCGATGGTGTCGGGCGTGAGTACCCCGGCCGCGTCTCCTGTCACCCGCCACAACCCGGCGGCCGTGGCGAGGATAAGATCATCCATCGGTACGATGTGCCGGATGGCGTCGCCACCGCGGGCCGCGATCTTGAACTGGATGCTGTCCTTGTCTTGGTTGGGGATGGAGTAGTTGAAGTTGCTCTCGGTGCCTGCCTGCGAGGTCCAGACGTTCTGCGGTTGCGTTATGGTGGATGCGAACACCCGGCGCTGGTCGAAGTAACCAACGGCGCGAGGGTAGTTGTCGGCCGAGTTGAATATCTGGATGTCGAGTGGGGGTGTCGTTCCCACGTCTGGGCCGATGTTGTCATCCTTGAACGTGGGCAACTCGGTCTGGCCGATGAAGCCGAACAGCCCCGCCGACTTCTTGTAGACATTATACCGTACCGCGCCCGCGAGCGCGGTCCATGTCAAGGTGTTATAAGCGTCGTCGTCGAACAGGTTGTTGCTGACCGTCGTCGTGGCGCTGCGCAGGCTCTCGTCGCCCAGACCGTTGACCGCCGTTACGACGTACACAGTGTCGAACGGAGTTCCCGGCGTAGCGCCCGGCGTGGCAACGCCAGCCAGACCGACTGGAGGTGAGAGCACAGGGCCGACTACTACGTCCGTCAGCGTCCAGCTTGCTGCGCCCAAGCGCTTAAGCTCGCGGATCGGGTGCGCGGGGTGCACCAGCGTCACCACATCGCCCGACTGGACATACTGCACATCGCGCAGTTGGTCCTCGGTGTAGGTGTGCGCCAGCTCGTAGGGTGATGGCCCCGACATGATGGTCTGGCCGAGCGCATGGAAGCGGAAATACTGGTGGCCGAACTCGATAACCAGCGCCTGCTCGAAGCTGAACGAGAACTCGATCAGCAATGTTTTCTTGCTGCTGTCCTTCACCTCCCGCACAAAGCGGGTGCCCGGCCGGTTGGCGATAGGGCCGTGCGGCATGACCAAGAAGTTGTTGCACAGCGCAAGCCCGGTCTGGAACTTGTTGTCCGCGATCTGGCCGTAGAACTCTTGCGTTACCTCGCCGCCCGCAAACGACCGGTGGAAGGTTGTAAAGTCGCCCATCAGTAGCCCACCCGGCGGTTACGCCCAAAGGCCACACCGCGGGCCGCCATGCCCTGCGGCACATACTCACGCTTGTGGTTGGTCTGGCTGGCGTTGTTGGCGGCGGCCTTGCCGATCAGCGCGACATAGGCGTTGTAATTGGCCTTGGCCGCAGCTTCCCCGGTCTTGCCCTTGAGCACCGGGCCGGAGAGATACGAGGCCAACAGGAACACAAGCGCATCCGCGAACAAGGAGGAGAAGCGGCCGGGGTCAACAACCCGCGTCGTGAACAGGAGGACCGCGTTCGGCTCGTTGGTGAGGATGATCTCGCGGCCGTTAGTGTCGGTTTCCACCTCGTAAGGGAGGTCGGTCGAGAACTGCACATCCGAGAAGATCGCGCCGGGCGTGATATCAGCCGCGTTGGGCACCAGCCGCAACATCCGCAGGCAGTTGTTGGGTTTGAAATAGGCATAGGCCCATGAGCCGGACGGGTTGGTCGTGGGGGTTAGCGTCTCGCGTGTGGTCGAGAAGCTCTGGGGGAACTCCTCCAGCGCCACGTCGCGCGCTATGGGATACCAGCGGGCGCAATGGTCGGCCTGCGCGCTCCCCTCGGGAGGCGATATGCTGGTGACAGTTGCCCGGTCCCCAAGCTTTGACAGGGCTAGGTTGCAAAGATCAACGACCGTGGTCATGTTGCTGTTTCCTTAAGACAAAGGGCGCGCAGCCCCCAGACCGCGCGCCCTGCTCCGACTGTCCGGCATGGCGTCAGGACAGGAGTTTTGCGCGGTTCTCGATCTCATCGGTCAACTTGGCGATAAGACCCTTGCGCTTTTTCCCTGCGATTTCGGTGTCGAGCATATTCTGCACCTCGGCGTCGTCGCGCTTGTCGAGGTCCGCGAGCAGCTCGTCGATGCTCTTGTCCGCTTGGGTTGGTTCCTTGTTTTCCTCGGCAGCCAACTTGGCGTCGGCCTCCTCGGAGGTATCCACCCAGCTTGCACTGAAATCGTCGGGGACCGCGAACACGTCGCCGGGTTCGCGGAGCTTGGCATAAAAGCCTCGTGCGGTTGCTTTAACAAGTTTCATGTGTCCACCTCTCAACTAGAGAACGTGGGGGCCGGATTAGCGGCCCCCATGCTCTTACTGGCTTGCGCTCAGGGCGTCGGCAAACGCACGGTAGTTGCTCGGCGACATCGTGAGGAAAGCGTTAAGCTTGCCTGCGGTGAAGGCCGCGGTGCCCGTGGTCTGGACGATGCCGATGTAGCGCTCCCACGCAACCCCCTTGGGGATTTCGACCTTGGCGAGCACATAACCCGCAACAAGGCTGGCGACCGGAATAACCGGTGTGGTGAACACTTTGGTCGGCGACGAGAGGGCAGCGTTATCGTCGGTGACGAGGCTTACCGCAAGAGTGGCAGAACCACCGCTCGTGGCAGCAACGGCAACGTCGATAACGAGATATAACTCGTCAACATCCCAGAGCTGATAGTTTGCGCCGAGGTCGATCTGATCCCCGATCACATAATCCGCCGCCGCACCCGTGTTGAGCGCGGTATCGTCGGCGAAGGTTGCTAGCTTGTCCGTAATCATGGACTTGTTCCCTTCTACTACGCGGTCTTAGGAGACAGCGGTTTCTGTGGCGAGGAGCTGGTCTACCCGACGCACTGGCACATCGTCGAAGGTCAGCACGCGGCGGCCAGCGATGTTGTCCATCGAGAGCGTCGAGTTGATGATCTTGTTCGAGATGTGGGTGCGCAGGAAGGCCCGCGTGCGGCGGTTCACATAGAACGCGCAGCGTCCCATGCGGATGTCCGGCAGACGTTCGACCATGAGCGTCATCAGGTCGATGAGCTTCGGGCCGGATGCGGCGTCGAGGGTCAAATCTTCCTGATTGAACTGCCCGCGGACGACATAGCGCCAGTCGCGAACAACCAGACCGCAATCCCACTTATAGTGGGTGCGATACGCCTGCATCTTGCCGCCGGTCGGGCCGCCCGGAGGGCTTTCCGTGGTGACTTCGCCCATGTCGCGGACGCTAAGCCCGGCCTTGGACCCCTTGGGATACATGCCGAACACGGTGTCCGGCCCCCAGCAGACGAGCCAGATCGAGGAGTTGTCCGCGTTGTCCGGTGCGGTGCCGCCAGCGTTGGCGTACCCGTTCGGGAACACGATGTTGTCCGCGCTCTCGGCCGAAAGCGAGTTGAACCGAGCCGATAGGCCGGTGAACTCGGCTTCGTCGATCAGGTCGTTACCGTAGAAAACCGTCTGCGATACTTCCTGATTAAAGCCTTCGATGTACGCACGGTCCTCGGACAGCCGGAAAGCTGCCGGATCGCCGGACATATCCACGAGAGCCTTATCGCACTCGGCGTAGGCTTCCAGCATACCGCAGCTATCAGTGACCTGCGCTGTGGTGCTCTTGCCCGGTACGACGCCGTAGTTCAGCTTGCGCCAAGTCGGCGTAGGAATGCCGGTACGAACAGTCGTCTTGTTACCGGTGGTCATGTTGCCTTCGAGCCAGACCATATCGTCGAGAATTTCGTTGGTCTGGTTCAGGATTTCGACAACCTTAGCAACGCTGCCATCGGGGTCTAGCCGCTTAGCAACGTCAATAAGGGTCGGGTGTGTAGTTGCGAGCAAAGTCATTTGCTTACCCTTCCTTCTTGTTCATGGTGCTACCGAACAGCACGTCCGCGGCGCGGCCGGATGTTACAGTAGGTTTGCCTTCTTTGACGAACACGTCGTCGCTGATCGCAGCACGGACCTTGGAGAAGAAGCGAACCACCGAAGGGTGATCGCCCAGCCCAAAGGTGTTGAGCACTTCCGTAAGGCCCGGATCGCCGAAATGATCGCGAACTTCCTTGGCTCCTGCCAACACTTGCGGCAGCTTATCGCCTCCGATGTTGGGGTCAGCCTTGACCTGTTCGCGCCATTCTGCGACTGTGGCCTTGTGCATCGCAACGACGTTTTCTTGCCACTTGGCGGCAAGTTGCAGTCCTTGGTTAACACGCTCTTGTGCCTGCGCTTGGGTTAGATTTTCCGCCTTGAACTGCTCTTTGAAATCCGCAAGGAGTTCCTGATCCAGCGCGGCACCTTCCGGCACCTCGAACTCGGCGTACTCCTCGGGAGCACCTTCGGGTTCTTCTGTCTCTTTCTCGCCCTTGGGTTCGGTTTCAGTCTCGGTTTCACCCTCTCCGGTGTTCGTCTCTTGCGAGGTTTCTTCCGTCGAGGTTTCTTCCCCCGTTTGAGTGTTCAGCTCGTCCATCATGGACGTGCCTTCACCCTGCAACGGCGTGCCGGTGTCGGTGGTTTCTGTACCGGTAGCGCTCGTATCCTGTTCATCCGCCATGTTGCTGTTCCTCTATCATCGCCATGTATTCTTTCGGGGCCACGCTGGTGATCTGGGCGAGTAGCATCAGCCCGATCTGACGCTTGCCCTCGTTGAGAAATGTCTCACTGTTGCCGGTGAACGTCGTGCGATACAGCCCGGTATCGCCCAGCAGTTCCCAGAGAAAACGGCGTCCGCTCTCGGACGACATCACAAAGCGCAAATCCTCGTCGCGTTGCTTCTTCTTTTCCGCGCGCAGCTCCAGCCCTTGCTGTTGCTTGGTGTGTTGCTCCGAGATGTCGATCTTCGCTTGCATGTTCACTGTATACGCCTGTTTTTTGTGAGCGTGTTCACCACCCCAGTTCCACGCCGGACGGGCTGCCGTATCCAGCAAACATGTTCATGATATCGCTGCCTGCGTTGCTCTGCGGCCCGGTCTGGACTGTGCCCATTTTCTGCATAGCGCCTGCGGCTTTTTCGGCCAGCTCTGCGGCCTGCGCGGCTTGCTGTGCCTTGGCCCGATCCTGCCGTATGAGCGCAACCTTGTCGCCCGGCACGATAAGGTCGGGGTCCACGCCGAGCGCGTCAGCGTAGCGCTCGACGCTGGCGTCGGCATCGTAGCGGTCCACCACCTCGGGCTTGGCGTTTGCCAACACGCCGATGTGGCCGATCAGGCGGTCGATGGAGTTGACACCCACAGCGCGCTGCGCCTGTGCCAGCGTCGAGATGAACTCGACCTCCAGCGGGTGCCCCGCGAGCTGCTCGGGAACCGGTGGTGTGATCCCCGTCTCAACCATGCGCGTGAACGTGCTCAGGACGAGCGGTTCGAGCAGCTCGGTGTGCAGGCGCTCGATCACAGGACCGAGCAGCAGCAGCTTCTCCTCGTGGCGCTCGGCGACCTCGGTCGCGGTCATCCCGGTATGATCGATGTTGGACAGCATCAGGAACATATCGGCGTAGAACGCCGAGTTGATGCGCTGCTTCACTTCGCCGATGTCTTGGATCAGATACTGGAGGTCGAGCTTGACATCGAACGCGGTGCGGATACCGCCGTTCGGCCCGGAGCCATCGTAATAGCTCACCCCGCCCGGCAGCAGATCAGCCCCGGAGTTGCGCAAAGCCACTGGCACCTGCAAGGGCGGATCGGTCATATAGTCGATGCCTTGGCTCTTGCGGTACTGCTCTTGCTGGAGCTGGAGCAGATCGCCCAGCGCTTCCATGCCGGGTGAGGAGCCGTAGGTATCGTTGAACAGCACATCCCACCGTGGGCACAGACCGGGGAAGAAGCGGTATCCGCTCTCGCGCAGATATCCGCCGTTGGGGTCTATGACGTTCTCGCGGCCCAGTTCCACGTAGCAGGACTTCCAAGCCTTGTTGCGCGCGTCCATCTTCATCGGGTTGCGGTCCACCCGCGGCTCGATGATGTGGCGGACTGTCACCTTGCTGTCGTACTTGCCGTTGGCGTAGCTGTTGCGCGCGGTCACAGACAGCGCGTCTATCCCGAACCATGCCGCGGCCTGCTCTATGCTCAGCTCGAAGTCACGGCCAATCGTGTTGACGGCCCCTTCATGGTCCAGCCCCAGCGCGTACTCGCCAAAGGTCATGGGCGCGTGGTGAATGACGCGCTCGAAGTTGTCCTCCGTGATCGTGCTCGCGGTGCCGAACGCACCCAGCTCGCGGTATGTGAAATGGAGCATGTTGTAGGTATTCGACTTGCGGAACACGCGCTCCATCTGGCGCGTGCAGTCCATCAGCCATGTCTTGACGGCCGGGTCTTTCGCCAGATCGGGATCGCGCACGGACAGCTTGATCCACGGCCGGGCTGGGCTGGTCATGCCCGCCATCATGCCCGCGCTCAGAACGCGCAGCGCTTGGGTGCCCGCGCTGTCGATGATGGCTTGATTACGCTGGCCGCCGCGGTTGCGCTCTGTGGTTTGGAAACGCGACTGCCGCGGGAGCAGGTTCTCGGCCACAATGCGCACATGCGCATCGAACTGACTGCGGTCTTGGAGCAGCGCCTTCATGCGCCGCCCCATCCACTCCGCTTTGTTAACCTCGTTCATATCAGCTTCCTAGCAACGTCGGTGCGCCGCCGAGTGGGAGAGAGGTAGGCGATACGCCGCCCGCGCCGGTGAGGAATGTTCCGCCCAGACCCTTGTTGGCCTGCACCTTGTTGTTCGCGAACAGCGCGGCGACGTTGGGCATCTTCTGGTTGGCCTTGTTGTACGCAGTCTCGGACGACTGCCGCGCTTTCTCCGCGCTGGCCTCGTTCTGCGCCTGCATACGCCGCGCCTGTTTGCGCGATGCCGCGCCTTGGATCGCGCCCGCGCCCGCCCCTACGATGGCCGAACCTAATATTGCGAGTGGAAGCGCTGGAGCACACATATCTTTTACCTCTTTGCCAGAGGGTTATACGCCCGTCTTGCAGAGGCGTGTTCACTATGCTGCGTCATGGGGTCATAGCTGCGCCTCAGACGGCTGTGATCGGTGAACGATGCCGGGTTGTGCTTGGGTGTGTCGATGGCCGCCAAGCACACTGCGGTCCCCCGATCTGGGGATCGTCCAATGCGCGAGATGATCTCCTCGCGGCTCTCCACGTAAATCTTGCCGTTCTTGACGGCGAACTCGACCGAACACAGCTCAACCGCCAGCGCCGGGTCTGGCGGCAGGGCTGCACCGTTGTTGGCGTCGGGGTCGAGTATCTCGCGCAGCCGCCACCACATCCACGAGCGCTGGTTCGAGAAGCCCAGACGCCCGGACTTGTCGCGGTCCACTGTGGCCTCGGAGCAGTTAACACCGATGACCTGTTGCCGCGCTTCGACGAGGAAATCATACGGACTGGCCCCCACGCCGATCACGTCGATATGGGTCGGTGCGCCATCGCGCATGGCGGCGATCACTTGCCCAGCCACCTTTGGCCCTGAGTTGCTGTCCACCCCGGAGAACTCGATCAACTCATCGAACCAAAAGTCATGACGCCGGGAAATGATGCTGCTGTCCTTGCCGCCGCGCGCCACGTCCACACCCAGCGCGTCCATCGGCGGCTTGACATCCTTCTGCTTCCAGCGCTCCTGCGCGATCTCCACCCAGCGGCTGGGGATGAGCTGCCATTGCCCATCCTCCATGCCCGCTTGGAAATCGCCCAGCAGCATCTGTGAGCGTAGCGGTTCGGGGAGTGCTTGCACGGTGCTCATATAGCCGGTTCCTAGCAGGTGGGGGTTGTCCTTGAGCAGCGCAGGGATGAAGGTGCGCGTGCGCGGGGTGATGATGTGCTCCGGCTCGTAATCCGCCGGGTTGAAATCGTAGATCAATTCGCCTTTCTCACCGAGCACGAAGTTGTCGCTCCGGTCCAGCCACACGTCCTTGGCTCCGCCGTTGCCATCTGGGATCATGGCCGCGATCCGGTTGACGCCAAACTCGGTCGGGTAGAGCGGGTGCTTCTTGTCGATCCAAGGCCCGAAGAACGGAATGATCCAGCGCCCCTCCGTAGTTGTCGGCGGGTTGAAGCATAGCAGCGCTTGGCACTTCTGGTATGGATCGGTCGAGCGCAACCAACCCATGAGGAAGCGCACCTGATGCTCCAGAAAGTTGGCGGCCTCATCGAACACGAGCAGGTCGTGCGGGCGGCCTTGGTACTTCTTCTCGTCGCCGAGGTTCGGGACCGCGCCCAGCTCCACCTGCAACGCCCGGCCGTCGTAACGCGAACGCCGCCAGATGTTGTCCTTGCCGTTGAAGCCGTCACGGTCGCCGAACAGCTCGACGAGATAGTCCTGAATGCCGGTAAGTTCGGACCCCACCCTGCGCAGGATCATCACTTTCTGGTGTTGGGTGATGGCCTTGCCACACGCAAGGGCGGTCTTACCCCCACCAGCCGCGCCGCCATAGCCGATGATATCCGCATCGCTGTAATAGGCGAGCGTCTGCCGTCCCTTGTTCGGGAACCAAGGCGGCACGGGCACGGAGGCTATGAGGTTGTTAAGCTCGGCTCGCTCCACCCCGGTCAGATAAGGGAGAAGCTCCTCAATGTCGGCTGTTGTGTCGAACGCCGGGAGCACTATTTCCCCTGCACGTTACCTGTGAACGTGCCTGTCGATCCCGGCCATGTGATCGAGATGATGTGCGGCGCACCCGGCAGGCGCTTGGTGGTGTTATTCGTCACAGCACACTTGCGACAGGCGGCCAGTGTGATCCCACGCGGCCAGTTCAGCCCTTCGACATAGTTGCTGTCAATGACAATACGGTCGAAGCCGCCGTCATCCACACCATTACGAACATGATTGCCAAAGAAAATACCCTGATTATCCCCACTTGAGGAGTTCCCTTTCACCAGTACGTCGTGGACAATCAAGCCCGGACGCGACCAGCCTTGGATGCAGTCTGGGTGCGTGGTGCCGGTGTTGAACGCATAGCATTTGTTGTTCGTCACCGTGATGTTGTACGATCCAGCGGCGATGTCGATCCCGTCGATCCGCATCTTGGTCAGGTTGTTGTTGTCAACCACAATGTCGTGGCTGCGATCCAGCACCAGCGCGCGCTGGTTGGTGCTGAACAACATACCGGTGAAGGACAGATGGTCGCCTTGGACGACCGAGGCACCATAGCCAGCTACGCCAGTGCCCAAGGCGTTGGCTACGGTGCCGCCTTGGTGGTTGACGCCGGACGATCCCTTGTGGGTGATGGTCATGGTCGCCGTGAGCGGCGCGACAATCGTGATCGGCGGGTTGAACTTGCGCGTGAACGTGAGCTTGTAAGTGCCCGGCGCGAGGTTGATGACATCGCCCGACTGCACAGCGCTCAGCACCGCGGCAGAGGTTGCTGGGGTTGCGTTGTAGGTGTTGGCGTGAGCCGGGTGGCACGAGGCTAGTGCGAGGCTCAGGGTTAAGAGATGTTTACGCATGGGGGTATCCTTAGTTGAGGTTGCGGTTGGTCCAGTTCGTGACGCCCACCGTCGAGGTGCTGGACCGGCACCCGATGGCTGATTTCCGTGCAGTGCGCATGAACCCGGTTGTCGGGTCGAGTATGGTTGTCAGGTCATCTGTGCCTGCAACAACCGGCGTGAGGCGGTGGCCGTTCTGGTAGACCTCCAGCGTCGTGCCATTGATCCTGACATCCCACGCATCGCCGACCGCAGAGTTCGCGAAGTTGGTGAAGTCGAACGTCGTCGTCACACCAGCCTGACGCACCGCGCAGGTGGTCTTGGTCAAAGCCGAGACGCCAAAGATGATGATCCCGATCCAGTTGTTCGGGTCGAGCCACAGCGGCGACAGGATGAGCTGAGACAGGGTTGCGCTGCGCACGTTGAACGTGATCCGCTGGTTCACCGTGTTGCCTTGTTGCGGAGCCACGATGAAACCGCCACCGGCGTTGGTGCTCTTGTTGCCGTTGCCGCCGCCGGTGTACTGGAGTGCGCCAGCGACATAGGCTGCATCCGCTGTCCAGAGCGTGTTGGCAACCACCATATCGCTGTTCGCGGCGTAGCTTATCATGCCGTCCGAGAACACCGTGGTGATGATGGCGTCGAGCCTTGCCTGCAAGCGCGATACGTCCACCCCGGCAGCGACTGCGGTGTTGACTGCCGTCTGTGCGGCCGCTTTCTGGGCCGCAGTGCCGGGAGCTTCTGCCACCAGCACCAGCACCTCTGCGTTGGCCTTGGCGATCTGCGCAGCAGTTGCGATCAGAGGCACGTCCTCGGCCGCCTTGCGCGTGTCGGCTCCCACAGAGCGGTGCTTGCCGTCTATGGTTTCGTAGTTTGCCGTGCCGTTGGACGCCCACTTGAAGGCGTCGGTGCCATCGCGGTTGACGAGGCAGGTCAGCTTGTAGTCGATGCCTGTGATCGACATGATAGCCTGATTGAACAGGTCATCGTTCGAGCCTGCGCCCGACCCCGCCTGTTGGCTCTGGTTCGCGGCGGTGGCCCAGCTATCGGTCGATGATGTATAGGGCGGCACATCGTCGCAACCTATGCGCGCAATGCCCTTGGCCCGCATCGCTGCGGCATCCTGTGCGACATAGCTCTGCAACGTGGCAACCGACATAGCCGGGAACTCATTGCGGCCGAACTGGATAATGCCCTGCTTGCCGAGCGCGTACATCCGCTTGACGCGAGGATCGTCCAGCCCTGCCTGAATTTTCGAGGACGACACGGCGAGGTTGAGGCAGGGCCAGTTGAGGCTGTAGGCCGCCTGCTGTATCCAGCTCGTCTCGTTCTGCGACTGACTGTTGCCGCGCACGACCAGCGCCTGCACGTCGCCTTCGACCGGAACGCCAACGGTGATGCCGACATGGCCGATGCCACCAGCGGCAGAGGACGCCGCTGTGCCAGTCCACGTCATGATGCCGACGTTGTTGAGCGTGACGGTTGTGTTCGCTGGGTTCCATGTGATCGACTGCGAGCCGCCACCGCCGTAGGTGGTGACGAAGCCCAGACCGGAGGTAAACAAGAACTTCTGGCCGGTTGTTGGCTGGGTGAACTCCAGCGTCCAGTTCACCGTTGTGCCTTCTGGGAACACATCGGTCGGGAAGCCGAACTGCGTTCCTATCAGCGGATCGCAACGCACCATATCCTCTCCCATCAGTATCGAGCGTGTAAACGACCCGGCGTAGGTGCAGCGCACAACGACATTGTTGATCGAGGCGTAGAGGTTCGTGACCTCCAGCGTGTTGGTGTTGTCACTGGCGAGCGAGAGTGAAGAGGCTGGGAGATACCAGTTGTTCAGCTCGTACTGGAGCAGGCGCACCGCTTTGGGCAGCACGTCGATCTTGCGCGAGGCGTACTTGGTGTTGGTAATCGTGCCCTGTAGGTTCGCCACATGGTTCTGGAACGAAACAACCCGCTCTGGCGGTTGGATGTAGCCGGAGCCAATCCCACCGCGCAGGTAGGACTGTGACATCAAGCCAATGCGGGAGGGCATGAAGGACATCAGGTAGCCGAGACGTAGATTTTCATGCCATTGCGCAGCGCGCGGACTTCGATGCACCCAGCGGGCCACCACTCACCGCCTACCGACGAGGTGATACCCTCGCCCATACGCACGCGGCAGGCCGATGTGGCGACAATGCGATACAGCCCGCTGGCCGCAATCGTGGTGTTGGCCGCGTCTGCAACAGCTACGTTGTCTGCGGCCTGCGCGTGGAGGATGTCGAACGATCCCTTAGCGTGCGGTGTTAACTCAATACTCATGCCCAGCTCCCGTCAGATTTCAATGCGCCTACCCAATTGCCTCCACCCAGATCGAGTGGCCCACCGACTTTCGGCCGGGCCTCGATCTCAGGATCGCCCGAGCCGTTCATCTGGAACCAAGTCGAATAGAAGGACTGGCGATAGGCTTCGATGTCGGCGATGGTCGCAGGGTTGGATGTGCTATCGTTGGTCTGCATGTTGCTGCCGCCGGGGGTGGTAAGTGGGAAGTTCCCGAACAGCACGACGTTGGTGTTGACCATCCACGGACTGCCGTTGCCGCCGTTGAAGATGCCGTGGCCTGCGCTCTGCACCAAGGTGCCGACCGGGCCGTGTTGCGTCCCGCTGACGGCTTCCTGCATAACCGGGAAGTTGAAGCTCGGGTCGAGCACCTTTTGCCGGTTGCTGTTCGGTGTGCGCAGCACGAGGTTGGGGTGCTTGCCGCGAATGAGTGTGACCTTGCTCACATCAAAGCCTGTGCCGAAGCCCAAGGTCAAGCCGTTGAGATACGGCCCCTCGTAGACGATGTTTGTGATCGTGCAGTTGGTGGCGATGAAGCCTGTCCAATACGCGCCGCCGTTGAGCAATGTCCCGGACGTGGCCGAGGTGCTCTTGTCGTAGTCGTCCCAGAAGTTGCCTTGACCCGAGCTGTCCCCGTCAAGCGTGTAGAACTTCATGCGCGCAATGGTGATCGCGTTGTAGTTCGCACGCACGCCGGTGCCGCCGATCTGGCAGAAATCTTGGTGATCGCTAGGATCAGCCGCGTTGTAGAACGGCCGCTTGTGGATGCCGTCCGTGATGGAGACGTTAGAGATGTTGGAAGCGTTGCAGAACAGCGCGTTGGAGCAGAAGCGGTCAACCACATTGCCTGTATAGGCCGAGTAGACCAGCTCGCCGACACGCATCCCGTCCTTGACGCGGGAGATGCTGTTGTTTTGCACCGTAATGTTGGCGCTCTGCCCGGCCGTAGAGCCTGCGGTGTTGCCGTTGACAACCAGCCCTGTGACCCATGTGGTCGTATCGTTCGAGTTGTTGATGTTGTCGTGCTGGAACGTCAGGTTCTTGATGATGATATTGCTGTTCGCCAACCCCGGTGTGCTGACGCCGTTGACCACATCGGTCACGGTGAAGCTGGGGCTGTACGAGAGGTGCAGCATCGCGATGTTCTGCGAGTTGGAGTGGTTGCCTCCAAGGCCGCTGGCCGGGTACGCGGTCATGCTGCGCGCAAAGATCAGCGGAGCGGCGACCGATCCGTCGATGGTGATGCCCTTGCCGCCGATGATGTACATGCGCCCGATCTTGGTCGGGTGCGCGGCGTCCGAGCTTTCGAGGCTGACGACGCCTGTGTGCGTGTTGAACCCGCGGAAGCTGGCGATCTGGCCGCTGCTGTCCGTGCTGCCCGGCTGGTTCCACTTGCTCTCACTGCCACGCTGGAACAGGACGCGCCGACCACCAAGCGCGGACTTCACAGCCGTTGCGCGCAGCCCTGTGGTTGAGCTGTCGATCTCAGCGGGCTTGCTGACCGTGTAGCCGTCTGCAACGCCGACGCCTTCGACGTTGATCGCCAGCACTTTGCCGGTGTTTACCCCGTCCGCCCATATCTGCCACGTTGCCGTGGTGCTGGCGTCTGTCGGGGTGAGCGTGCGCAACGGCTTGGGTGTCTCGCCGTCGTTGAGGTTATCGCCCCAGACCGCGCTGTCGCCGCTGGTGCGCACGAGGTTCCATGCGGCCACAGAGCCGCTGGTGAGCAGCCCAAGCGTGGTGCTCGATAGCGAGACGCCACCGTGCCCAACGCGAGTGCGGGTGCCAACGTACATGGTGATGTCCGCGGTCGCTGGGCCGGGCGTTGCCGCTGGCGTGACCGTGTTGCTGTACGCGGACTTCGGACCCTCACCACCGATGTCGGTAATCATGGTTATGCGCGCGGTGTAGGGCCGACCGTTGACCGCTGCGTAGGTGTACGGGCTGCCGGTGAGGATGTTCCCGATGTAGACCTCGCCGGTGCCGTCGTTGAGATACAGGCCATTGCCTGTGACCGTGCCTGCCTTCGGGTCGCCGTCGGTCCATGTGATCGTGATCTGGCTGATGCCGGAGGACAGCACGACGTTGGTCGGTGCGGTCGGCGTGTTGTCAACCGGGTTGGGCACAGCGAAGTTGGCTACATCGACGCCTGAGAGCGTCACAGGGAAGCCATTCGCGTCGAACGCTAGGAAACGCTCAAAGCCGGTGATCGTGGTGAGCTGTGCGCGTCCTGCGAGCGCTGGCGGGGTCTTTGGGGTGATAGCCGAGAACGTCGTGAACTCAGCCGCAGACATGGCGCTGGGCAAGCCGTCGTCGTCAATGCACTGGAACATCTCACCGCCGGTCAGCACACGGATGCGCCCACCCCAGACTGGGGCTGGTCCAGCCTTGGGTGATATCGCTAGGAACGTCGCAAGCTGCGAGCCGTTCATGGTTGCCGGATTGCCGTTCGCGTCGAGCACGAGGAAGCGCTCGTTGCCGGTGATCGTGGTGAGAATGTTGCGGGAGCCTATGGTCATTTCAGCAGCTCGTCCTCTCCCTCGCGGCGCGCTTTCGCCACGTTCAGGATCGCAGTGACACGCGCAGCCAGAGCCGCAGTGTCGGGTTGCAGTGTGCCGTCCGGGTTGCTGATCTCAGCCTTCTGGCGATCCGCATACTTGTCGGGCTTGGCCCCCTTGAGGAGCAGGGTCAGGAGGCTGTCGCTGTAAGCAACCCTGTGGCCTACGATCTCGCCCAACTTGTTGGTGATAGGGGTTTCAACCCCGTTGACTGCGCGCTCGAACGCAGCCTCCTCCAGCACGTCCGCAGCTTGCTGTTGAGCAAGCTCTTCGGCCTCGGCGAACACCTCGTCCGCCTTGCGGTATTGCAGGATGGTCTTGAGCCGCATCCCGGCCGTTCGCGCGGCTTTCGAGACGTTGCCGTGCTTGGCGAGGTCGTCGAGATAGTCCTGCAATTCTTGATCGGTTTTCGTCACCATGCGCGGGTTATACACCCACCCGCGTTGAGCGAGTTCACTAGTTAGGGACGACGCTGCCCGGACAGGATGTAGCAGATGGTTCGGCGTGACACCTCGAACTTGCGAGCGAGCACACCGAGGGTCCAGAAACGCTTAACGCCGGGGGTGGCTTCCCCGGCGCGCAAATTGCGTATCAGTTCGACTTGGGCGTCGGTCAGCTTCGCGTTCGGGTTGTTCTCCCCGTAGGGTGTTTGATACACTGGCGAAGCTCCTCGACGCGGGCCTTGATCTTGAGCAATGTGATCGACGAGATTTGCCGACCGTTTCGCACCGCAGGGATCAAGCTAGGGTCGTTGGCAAGTTCGCGCCCCGCTCGCGTCACCGACCAGCCGAACTCGGCTCGCCACTCCTCTAAGGCCAACAGCAGCGGTCTGTCAACTGGGCGGTCAATCTGCGGCTGATACCACCGGCGTGGGGTGGCGCTGCGCGCTGGCACCTCGTCGGGCGGCAACGTCACACTGCCCATGCGGTCGTACTTGGTCTTGGCTTGCTGAACCGCTGAGCCAAACAGCGTTGGCGGATGTTTGGGTGACAGCACCACACGCTTTCCGCTGGTCGTCCAAAAGCGTTTCGCACGGATCACGATGTCGTTCGGATTTACTTTGTCGATGGTTACATACTGCATTTTTGCTTCCTTCTACCGTTTGAGAGTGGCACCAACCGACACCAACCTAGGTCGGTGACGAAAATCTGGCGGTTTTCCGCGGGTTTTAGCCCCTACACACCAAGCACACCAACCTATTTCCCATTGTTTCCCTTTGGCGTATATTTTAACCTATATGGTTATGATACACTATATCATATACACACATAACCTTTTACTATATTAGGTTGGTGAGGTTGGTGAGTATATAGAAAAAGGTTGGATTTCTAGGCGATCCGCACACACCAACCTGCACAAAAAAGGATGGTGGGCACACCAACAAAGGTTGGTGAAAAGCGCAAACTCGCAAATTTTGCGACTTTGAACTCGTAATTTTATGCGACTTCACGTTTATACCTCCATTCTTTGCTCCCCCCGAATTGCCGTCTTTTGAAACCCAACCGCTTTAAGACACCCGCGAGCCGCATCTGTCTCCCCCGGTCGATCTGAGATAAACTGACCCCGAGCGCACCAACCAGCACGTCCGTTGAAGCAACACCACCCTCCCAATCGGCTGGCGCGATGCCATCCACGTCCGGAGTTTCCATCCAGTGTGCTACCGGACCCTCCCAGTCATCGACAAAGGCAAACTTGCTGTGCTCGCCCTTGGCGAGACGCTCGGCCTCCCAGTGCTGCACACCTTGTTGCCCGTAGATCACAGCGCCCTCGGCCCAGAGCTGATCCCGGTCGGCGATCACACGGTCCACATCGCAGAACTCTCTGGTCACGCCCACGGTGGTTGGCAGGTAACGCCGCTCACCGGTGGGATCGGCTAAGAAGCCATCGTCGTTGGTCGTCCCCCACAGGATGAACCTGCGCCCATAGCTGGTGGTTATTTCCTTATACTTGGGCACCCAGACCTCGTGCGTCCGCGTCACCCATGCCTTGATGGTTTCCGCGGTCTTGGAATTAAGACCTTTCAACTCCTCCAGCTCACCGACCAACTTGCCGCGCAACCGCCGGGACTGATCGTTCTCATCCTCATGCAAGCCCAGTGTGGTGTACATCTCGGGGTGGGGTGCTATAGCCTTTACAGCCGAGGTCTTGCGCACGCCTTGCGCGCCGACGAGGATCACAGCCATATCGGCTTGGCACCCCGGCGTCATCGCCCGCGCGGCCATCGCCGACCAAGCGTAACGTCCGACCTCCCGGTTATAGTCGTCGTCGATGGTGCCGAGATACTCGTGCATGAAGCGATCCACCCGCGGGACGCCATCCCATTCCAGCCGCGTGAGCCACGTATGGGCACTGTCTATCGTGCGCTCGGCCGCAACCCGGTGCACGGCCATGCGCAGCATCTCCTTGCCGAACGGCCGGAAGCCCTTCTCCTCAAGCCTCACCCAGATATCGACATAATCGTTATCGGTGAACGCCGTCCACTGCGCATCGGCGAACTTGGGGGTGGCCTCGGCCCAGATCAAGGCGTCGAGGAACTGGTCATAGGCGATCCACCAGCCGAGCATGTCCTCGCGCAGCAAGAAGCCCTTGATGTTCTTCATCGTCGGCAGATAGCCGCCTAGCTTGCCGGGGGCAACGTCGAGCTTGAGCCATTGTCGTTGGATTGGAGCAGCCAGCTCTTGACCTTCATCTCCACCATCCACGGCAGGATCACGTTCATAATCGAGGGTAAGATCAGGGAAGAGGGAGCGAGTATATCCGGTAGCCTCATTGAAATCTGTATCGTCGCGCCCGAGGCAATGGGCATGTAGGCATACCCAATGTCCTTGCTGATACCCACCAGTACCGGCCGGGAAATAGGCGGTACTTGTTGCCCCGGTGTCCGTTGTATGCTCTTGGTGGAAAGGGCAAGTACAATAAAGTTGTCCGTCAGCGCCATGATCGAGCACCTCCCAGTTTGCGATGAGCCAGTTGGCGACCGGATCGGCCACGTCCGGCAAGTCCATATCCTTGATCTCACGCCGTTCGCGCGCGATGCGCGGTGTCTCACCCTCGGCCAAGAACGCGGTGCACAGGCTCTCCCACAGTGTATCGAAGTCGTCGATGTCGAGCAGCGGGAACGCTTCTGGCAAGGCGTCGCCCCATGTGTAGCGCTGCCCCGAGGTGTGGGTGCCGACGGCCACGAACTGCTGCCCGTCGCCCAAGAACTCGATGATGCCACCCTCAACCGGGATGACCCGCTTGGCGAGCGGCGCGTCGAACAGGAACGGCAGTAGTATCTTACCGCTGTCCGGTCGCGAGCGCATCGGGAAGATATGCCACGGCAACACCCGCTCGATATGGGTGACGATCCGCTGCGCCCGGCGTGGGTTCTCCACGTCGATGTCGATGGCCCTGAGCGCCCGCGTCTGTACGCAGATGCCCAGATCGCTCTCGTTAGCCCAGCGCTCGATCTGCTGCGCGCTGGTGACGCTCTGCGTCCATTTTGGAATGCCTCTGGCTTGGTGCCGGAAGTTGTACTCGCTGGGTGTCTTGCCCAGTGTTGTCATGTTGCTATCGGAGGATATGGTTGCCGCCGGGTTCGACACCACCGGCAGCAGATGTTCTGCAAGCCCCAGTTTATTGGCCCAGTGCGCCCAAGCGAGTGCGCTTGCGCCCCAGACGTGTTTCGTTTCGGCCATTTGCCCTCCTGACGAGCCGGGTGTTATGTCACGCTGCGCTGGACTTGTCCATCGCTCACAACCCCAGAGCCTTAGCCAGAGCGGGCTTGATAAGCCGGGCCGTATCAACCCCGCTGATGGTGCTGATCTGGGGCGCACGGCGCAGCGGCACCCACCCCTGCTTGCGCCAGCCGTCCACCGCCTGCTGCGTCACCGGCGGGATGAGCTTGCGGCCGAGCCGCGCAGCGCTGCCGACCTTGGCGATGGCCTCTTCGATACCTGTCATTTCATTCCTTCCAATCTGGGCCATACATCTGTCGCCGTTTCGATATCGGCTACGATATCGGCTACGATAGGGCCGCTGACCAAGTTGAAGTTTATAGGGGCCAGTGGCTTAAGCACATGCCGACGCCGGGTCTTAGGGGGATCGCACGATACGGCGACCCCCAACTCGAACTGACGCGGGTGCTCAGCCTTACAGCGCGGGCATACGCAAACTGCGCCCCCCGTAAAGTGCACCGAGGGCATCTTGACCCAGAAGTCGCGGTCGCAGTGTTTGCAATAGCAGACACCCTCCCTCATTTCATCAGTCTCTGGATCATGCGCTCACGCGCAGCGCGGTAGGCGTCGTGGATGGCGTCACGCACCTCTGGGTGAGAGGCACCACGGAACTCGTCCTCGCGCACGTACTGCTCGAACTTGCGCACCACCTGCGCGGCTGCGGCTCTCGACATGCTCATAGTCCTACCTCCTTGAGTAAAGCGTCCGGGTGCAACCGCACCAGCAGTCCGCGCTCTTTCCTGAACTCCCGCTCCAGCGGGACGATCTCGGCGTTGATGCGCCTGATCTCCGCTTCGAGCCGTTGCTTGCGCTCCAGCGCGCCGCGCAGTCGATACTGTGCTCTGGTCATATCGTCCTCCTGTGGTGACGAGCCAAGGCATATATCACAACTAAATGGTTGTAAACCTGTTTTTTGAGCTTGACACACAAGTAAACGCTTGTATGGTGCAGCGTGTCAACACAGGAGGACGACATGACTTTCCAGTTCAAGAACCCGCAGCCCACCCCGCTCGACGCCGACGGCGCTGACTTCCGGGACTATGGCGACCGCATCGCGCTGGCGCAGCTCGGGGTATTCTCGTGCGACCGCACGGCGCACCTCAACCGGCGCTACAACCGCGCTCTGCGCGAGAGCCGCATCGATTATGCCTACGAGGTGTGCGGTCTGGACCGTAAGGCGGAGCACGCCCGGATCGCAGGCGAGGTGGCCCCGCTCTTCCCCGAGGGCATCTGGCCGACCAGCACCGGCGAGTACACCCGCCGCCGCGATGAGCGGGATGCCGAGGTGCTGCGCTTGGCGCAAGAGGAGTTCGTGTGATGTCGGATAGCAGCTTTGATTTCCTGTCCGACTTCGCGCAAGAGAGGATCAACGACCTGCCGGAAGGCGACGAGCAATACGCCCTGCAAGCGCTGCACGATCTTATCCTTGAGCTGGCCGTGTCGCAGTCCCGGATAGAGGCGCTGCTCGCCGCGCCGTCCGAAACTGTGATAGCGCCAGACCCCGAGGTCGAGGCGTTCCCCGAGATTGATGGAGTAACTTCGATATGATCCGCCACCTATACGCCCGTCTGATATTTCTCTTTGCCCGGTTGTTGGTGAAGTTGGGGGCGAAGCCAATCATTATAACGAAGGAGGACATTGATCGTGACATTTGAAATGATGGCCATTGCTTTGATAGCTGGGCACGCATTAGCAGACTATCCGTTGCAGGGCGATTTTCTGTCAAAAGCCAAGAACCGCTCGCAGCCAATCCCCGGCGTACCATATTGGCAGGCACTCGGCGCGCACGTCGTGATCCATGGTGCATTTGTCGCCTTCATTACCGGATTATGGTGGCTGTTCTTTGCTGAGGATTATGTGAGCGCACACTTCGGCGGCGAAGGTCCAATCCGCATTACAGAACACAGGTGGGAATGATGGTTTATGTCAGCCGCAGCTAT